CAACTACGACCGGGGCCTCCTCGCCGAACTACTCACCACCCTCGACAACGACCCCGGCCTCATCGGCACCGGCTACTCTGGGGACGACCTCACCCGACTACTCAACAACATCGCCACCCCCCCACTGCCCGACCCCGACCCACCCACCGGACACGGGCCCACCTGCCCCCAATGCGGATACGAGTTCGGACCACAATGAGGCAACCATGACCACCAAGAACACCAAACCCCGACGCAACGGGCGCACCGCCGTCCCCACCAAAACCGGGCCAGCAGCCACCGCCCTACGCCTCGCCGGGGCGTCCTACGCCGAAATCGCCGACACCCTCGCCCTCGCCGACGCCAAAGCCGCCCGCGACATCGTAGAAAAACACCTCGCCACCAACGACAACGACGCCGAAGCGCGCAACAAACTGCGCACCGAAGAAGCAGCCCGCATCGAACGAGTCCTCATGGGCGTGTGGAACAAAGCCGTCACCCCCACCCACCCCGAACACCTCCCCGCAGCCCGCGTCGCCCTCGCCCTCATCGACCGGCACGCCCGACTCCTCGGCCTCGACCAACCCACCGAAGTTGTCGTCTACACACCCACCACCACAGAAATCGACAACTGGGTCAACACCATGGTCGGCAACGCCAACTACATCCACGGCGAAGTCGAAGAAGCCGATGTCGTCGCCCTCGAAGGGTAACCGGGCCCGTCGGCAAACCACCGACCCCGAACTGCGCCAAGCCGACACCGACGCAGGCACCATCCTCGCCGCCGACGCCGACACCACCACCCCCATCAACAACCCCAACTGGAAAGAACGCGCCCTCGGCGCACCACTCACCGACGCCATCGCACAACGACCCACAATGCGGTGGAACCAAGTCCGCATGGGCGCCGAACTCGCCGCACTGTGCGCAAGAACCGCACGCGACAACAACATGAGCCGCGAAGGGTGGATGCGGCAAGTCCTCGCCGAGAAAATCTCAACCATCCACGGCATCCCCGTCGATGTTCTCCTCGTCGGAATGAAACCCAGCAGACCGCGAAGGACCCGCCATGACGGACTTTGACCCCGAAGCGTTCAAGAGGTGGACCCCGGCAGCGCAAGAGAAAGCCCTCAACGCGCTACGCGACGCCCAGAACGAGAACTGGCGCCCCTTCTACTGCCCCACACCCGACTGCGACGGCAAACCACACGACAAGTGGGCATGGAACCACGCCCGAGCCGACCAACGACCCCCCACCGACGACCAATGGGTCACATGGCTGCTCAAATCTGGGCGCGGGTCCGGCAAAACCCGCACCGGCAGCGAACTGACACACCGCATGGTCGAGAAAGTCCCCAGAATCGGGCTCATCGGCGCCACCGGAGCCGACGTACGCGACATCATGCTCGAAGGTGAATCAGGGCTCATGGTCACCGCCCCACCCGGCAAACGACCCCTCTACGAACCGTCCAAACGGAAACTGACATGGCCCAACGGGGCCACCGCCCACCTGTACTCAGCCGAAGAACCCGACCGGCTCCGAGGACCGCAGCACTACTTCGTGTGGGCAGACGAACCCGCGCACTGGGCGCTCGTCCAAGACGTGTGGGACATGATGCTGTTCGGGTTGCGCCTCGGGAAACGGCCCCGCGTCATCGCCACCACCACCCCCAAACCGCGACCATGGCTCAAGACCCTGCTCGCCGACCCCACCACCCGCGTCAGCGCCGCATCGACCTACGCCAACCTCGACAACCTGTCCCCCGTGTTCGCCGAACGGATCATCAACAAGTACCAAGGCACCCGACTCGGAAGGCAAGAGTTGGACGCCGAACTGCTCGAAGATGTTGAAGGTGCCCTGTGGAAGTGGGAACTGATCGAACGGGCCCGCGTACTCGAAGCACCCGAACTGGACCGCATCGTCGTCGGGGTGGACCCAGCCGGGTCGAAGAAAGCCACCGCCGACGAGACAGCGATCGTCGTCGTGGGCAAGAGCGGGAAAGACCTGTACGTCCTCGAAGATCGCAGCGGGCACTACTCACCCTCCGGGTGGGCGCAAGCCGCCAACGCCGCATACGAGAACTGGTCCGCCGACGCCATCGTCGCCGAGAAGAACTTCGGCGGCGAAATGGTCGAACACACCCTGCGGACCTCCGGGCACACCGACGCCCGCATCCTCGTGCGACACACCCGGCGGTCCAAGGCGCTGCGCGCCGAACCGATCGTCGGCCTGTACGAGAAGGGCGAAGGGACCGTCCACCACGTCGGCCAGTTCACCGACCTTGAAGGGCAGATGACCGAATGGCAGCCCTACGTGGACACCGACTCACCGGACCGAGTTGACGCCCTCGTGTACGCCTGCACCGAGTTGGTGCGCGGCGCCGCACCGGCAACACTGGGTGACCCGACGAAGTTGCGGCTCGTCAGAGGCGGTGTGGCGTGACGTTCGGCTGCAATACTGCTCGCGGGAGGTGCCATGTGGGGACTTGACTGGCCGACGCTGCTCGCCGCAGTGACAGTCGGCGTACTCGGCGTCGCCCGCATGACCCGACTCGTCATAGACGACGACTGGCCCCCGATGCTGTGGTTCCGCCGAATGTGGGACCGAGTGTGGGGAACGTCGTCGTGGGTGACGCTCATCGAGTGCCCGTTCTGCGTGGCACCGTACTTCGCCGCTGCGAGCATCGGGTGGGCGTACTTCTCAGACCTGCATTGGTCGTGGTGGCTGTTCCACGGCTGGTTGGCGGTCGCGTATCTCGCAGCCATGCTGAATGTCCGCGACATCCCACCGGAGGCATGACATGGCCCGCACCCGCACGACACGCCGCACCGATCCGGTGCCCGAGCGGAACTCGCTGATCGCCAGCGCCATCCGAATGCCACCGGTCACCCGCAACGCGACCGGCAAGACGCAGGGTTGGCAAGGTGACGCGTGGCGGTACTACGACAGCATCGGTGAACTGCGGTTCGTCGCCAACTGGGTGGGCAACGTCATGTCGCGGGCCAAGTTGGTCGTCGCCAAGGACATCGACGGTGTGCTGACCGTGCAGAACGACGGCCCCGCAGTTGAAGCGCTCGACATGTACTTCGGTGGGATGCAGGGCCAGTCGCAGATGCTCCAACAGTCCGGGGTCCACCTGACGATCGCCGGTGAATGCCAGCACGTTGTCCGCAACGAGACAGAGTGGGCTGTCCTCGCGTCCGACAAGGTGAACACGTCAGGCAAGGACTCGATCACCGCCGACTTCGGTGACGGCAAGCGTTACACCCTGACCAGCAAGGACATGAGCATCCGGGTGTGGACTCCACACCCCCGGGAGCCGTACCTCGCGGACAGCCCGTGCCGGTCGAACCTGACCGACCTGAACGAGATCCACACCCTGTCGCAGCACGTCAACGCTCAACTGGAATCCCGGCTCGCTGGGGCTGGCATCCTGTGGATTCCGCAGGAGATCACGTTCCCCACCCCGAAGGAAGCCGACCCCTCGGCGTCGCAGGTGGACCAGTTCATGCAGATGCTCGGTGAGGCGATGACCACACCGATCGCTGACCGGTCCAACGCTGCCGCGATCGTGCCGGTCGTGGTGCAGGCCCCCGGCGACGAACTGGGCAACATCCGGCACATGACGTTCTGGACCGAGTTGGATGAGAACGTCATCCCGATGCGGCAGGCCGCGATCCACCGGCTCGCTCTCGGGCTCGACACCCCACCCGAAGTGCTCCTCGGGATGGGTGACAGCAACCATTGGAATGCGTGGTTGGTGGACGAAGCGGCGATCAAGTCTCACCTCGAACCGCGTCTCGCTGTCATCGCGCACGCACTGACCACCGCGTACCTGCGGCCCGCGCTCACCGATCAGGTGACCGACGCCTCCGACTACTACGTGCTCGCCGACACAGCCGAGATCAGGTTGCGACCCAACCGGTCCCGGGAAGCCATCGAACTGTGGGACCGGGGCGAACTGTCCGGGCGGGCCGCGCTGCGAGAGACAGGGTTCAACCCGGAGGACGCACCGAACCCTGCCGAGAAGCGGGACTGGTTGCTCCGCAAGATCGCTACCGGCTCGACCAGCCCCGAGCAGACGCAGGCCGCGCTCATGCTGCTCGGCGCCGACCTCGGCGATGTCAGCACCGACGGGGAGAACGGGGAGATCACCCCCGTCCTCGACAACCGGCGGTCCCTCAAGGAACACCCGGAGAACCGCATCCCTGAGCGGGCCCGATCGGAGAAGGACCGGGCGTCACGCGACGGGCTCGCCGCCGCGTGTGAGGTTCTGGTGTTCCGGGCGTTGGAACGCGCCGGGAACAGGTTGTGCGACGCGAAGGCGAAAGCCGAAGGGCTTGGTGATGTGCCCGCGCACAGCCGGTACATGTACGCGTCGGGGAATCCTGACAGCCTCCTCGACGGCACATGGTCGTTCGCTGACATGGCTCTGGATGGGCTGACCCCGGACACCGCGTTCACGACTGCCGCTCTCGACTCCTACGTGCGGTATCTGCTGAACAACAAGACGCAGCACTCACGTGAGTTGATGTTCGCGTCGCTGCTCGCCGCAGGAGTGATCGAACCGTGAACCCGGAGCAGGGAGGTAGGCGATGAGCCCGTCGCAGCGTGAGGAGTTCCGGCTGTCCCGCCTGACACAGATGGAGGCGGCTTCCGCCGCGCTGCTCGACGCGATCACCGAAGCGATCGACGCCGGGCTCGTCGGGACCGACTTCTCCGACTACATCGCCGACCCCCTGTTCGACACGTTCGTCGCGCAGTACGGCGCAGAGCAGATGTCCCCGTTCGCCCTGTACGACACGCCGAAGAAGGCGTGGGACTGGTTCTACGCACGGGTGAAGCCCGGACTCGACGCGGTGGTCGAGGCGTCGAACCCTCGGCGGATCGCTGACTGGTTGGGGACTGCGATCGTCAACGGCGCCAAGTTGGCCGGGTCCGAGGAGACGGGGGGCGGTGGTTTCAAGCAGTGGTTGTCACGACGTGACGACAAGGTGCGCCCTTTCCACATCGAGGCCGACGGTCAGACAGTCCGTTGGAACGAACCGTTCGTGGTGTGTGGGGGGATCGGGATGATGTTCCCCGCCCAGCCCGTCGGTGACCCGGAGTGCTGGCTGAATTGCCGTTGCGTTCTAGGTCCCAGCGATCTGGTCAACGAGTCGGTAACGGCGGGTGCGGGCTCTGGCGCAGACTCGGCAGAAGCGCTTGCCCCGGTTGTTGACGCCCCACTCGGAGTGGCCGCGTTGGCAGATGCCGGTTCGGGCGGCGATGGCCGACGGGCTGTTGCCGCGACGGATGTTCTCGCGGTGAGTGGACACGATGAGGTGTTCGGGACGGACGCACAGTCCGTTGTCGCAGCGATGGTCGATGACACCTGTCGGCCACTGTCCATGGTGGAGGAGCCACGAGACGCGATGAGCGGCGACCTTCTCGCCGACCTCGTAGACCCAGATGTTCCCGTACGGCTGCCTGTTGCGCTGGCTGCTGGCCGCTCCGGTCCACAGCCAGCAGTCGTCAGTCTTGGTGACCTTGGCCCAGAAACGGTCGGCGAGGGGCGCACGGATGTTTCCCATGTCTCCATGTTACAGCACAACAGCGCAGACGAGATCGCCCAGTACGCTGACGGCGAGGAGGACATCATGGACGACACCGAAGTCATGGAACGCCCCGCAGACGATGACACCATCGACGTGGAAGGCGTGGACGACGATGCGCTGATGGAGGAGCACCCGGTGCCATGGCACGGGGTCCTCGTCCCCGAAGGTGTGTACACCGGCGATGGCCGCAAGTTCGCCGAAGGTGCGTTGACGTGGCGTGACCTGCCCCTGCCGCTGCTGTGGCAGGAGAAGTCGGGCATGGGCCACGAGGGTTCCATCATCATCGGGCAGATCACGAACATCACCCGTGAGGGCAACATGCTCATCGGTGATGGGGTGTTCGCTGACACGGAGGAAGCGGACAAGGTGATCGGGCTGGTCGCTGAGGGCCACCTGCGCGGTGTGTCCGTGGACGTGGATCAGGCTGAGATGGCGATGGAGTCCGAGGACAGCGACAACATGCTGTTCTCCAAGGGCCGGATCAGCGCGGCCACGATGTGCTCCATCCCGGCTTTCGCTGAGGCGTACATCTCCATCGGACTTCGGATTGTCGAGAATCCCACAAGTGAGATTTCGGATGAGCCGGAACCGTTGGTCGCGTCGCCGACCGGTCCGGTGCTGGCGCCGTTCGTGGACGAGCCGCTGCCGTTCCGCGACTACGACACCGCGCAGCGCAAGGCCATGATCGAGAAGGGGTGGGCGCTGCCTGACGGGTCCTACCCGATCGCTGACGAGGAGGACTTGCGCAACGCGATCCAAGCGATCGGTCGTGCGTCCGACCCCGCGAAGGCGAAGGCTCACATCAAGAAGCGGGCCAACGCGTTGGGCAAGGGTGACCTGATCCCAGAGGGTTGGTCGGAGGACACCGAGGCGTTGGCCGCGTCGGCTACCGAGTTCAAGCGTGGCCCGGGTTGGGTCACTGACCCGGTGGAGACGAAGCGCATCCACGACTACTGGACGAAGCCCGGTCAGGAGGGGTACGCGAAGATCGGGTGGGGCACCCCCGGTGACTTCCGCCGCCTACGGGCACACCTCGCCAAGTACGTCAGCCCCCGGTTCCTCAACC